AAGATATGCAGGAAGGTCGAGCAGCTTATGGCGACAACTGGATGATGTGGGATGGTAATATCTACATTAGAAAAGATGGTAATATCGATGGACCAAACGGTAAATGGCCTGAAGGACATCCAAACCATCCATGGGAACAAGAGGCCATGCAAGCCGAAAATGAATAAGTAAATAAATTAATCGATTAAATATATATAAACATGGGATTCAAATTAAAAGGTTTTAAACCTGGTAATGGCTCTACCTTGAAAATGAAAAAAGGTAGTGCTTACAAAATTATGACCAAAGGCGCTGCAGATGCAGCAAGAACCGTACAGAGTTCTGGTAGTGCGGATGCAGGTAGAGGTGGTACTGGCCTAAAGCCAAGAGCAACTCTAAATAAAATGGCTGAAAGAGCTAGTGGAACTGGTATGAAAACTAGAGGCAAGAGAGCTGAAAGAGCTACTAGAGAAGCTTCAGTACAAAGAGCTGCAAGAGCTAAATCTAAAATGGAAGGCGTAGGGAAAGCTATGTCACCAACTAAACTGGTAAAGCGAGTCAGTTCTACAGCCCCAACTATGAGAGGACGAGGAAAAGGAGGAGCCAAAGGTACTTCTAAAGCTGTTAGAGCTAATAAAGACGGAAAACAAGCTATAGGTGGCGTTAGAATGGGTGGAAAATCTTTCGGAGAAAGAATGGTAAAACCAGCACCAACTAAATTAATAAGAAAAGCAATTAAGGGAACAGGTAAATTAGGAGGAGCTGTTTTGAGAAATGCAAAATCTGCAGCTGGATCTGGTACTGGAATTGGTAGGACCACAGCTAAATCAGCAGGGTTATCCAGAGCATCGACAAAAGCTGGAAGAATGATCGGGTCTGCTGGTACTGCAGGAGGTTCACCTCAAAAATTTGTAGGTGGTGCTCTTGTAAGAGTAGGAAGTAAACTTTTACCAAGAGTAATTGGTTCTGGAGGTAAGGTTGTTGCTAAGAAAGGAGCGAAGAATGCAGCGAAGGCAGTAACTTACGTACCTGAGGCTGCAGCGAAAACAACTGGACAAAAAATTGTATCTGGTCTTAAAAGCGGTGCTAAGTACATGGTTGGTGGTTACGCTTTTGATAAAGCTCTTGGGTTAATGTTTCCAGGTAAGAAAGCCAAGGATTTAACGGAGAAACAAAAAAGCGGAGTTGCGGCGGCAGCAGCAAAAGGAGCTAAATTTGCAGCAGATAAAGCAAAGAAAGGAAGTCAAGCAAATGCTTATAATAAAGCAGCAAAGAGAGATCCTAAATTAGCTAAGTTTGTTGCTGAAAGAAATAAGCACCCTAAAGGTTCTGAAGCTTACAACGCTGCGCAAAACAGAATTAACAGAGCTTATGGTGTTAAGAAAAGACATGGTGTTACTAAAACTACTGCTACTAAAGGTAGAACTACAGTAACAAGGGGTAGAACACCGGGTATAGGAGAGAGAGCTAAGATGACTAAAGACAGAGCAATAGGTGGAAGAAAACAAGTTGACCACGCTAAAAGTTACATAACTGGAAAATCTAAAGAAAGAAAAACCAAAAAAGATGCTGGTAAAGTAAAAGAAAGATTTTACGACGCACAAGGTAATTTAGAGAAGAAAGTCAAAATGAAAGGCGATGGTAAAAATCTAAGAAAAGTTAAGATTACCAAAAAGACTGCGGACACTGTTACTAAAACTAAGATCAATAAAAGAACTGGTAGAAAGGTAACTAAAACTAGAAAAAGAAGAATGGTTGGACTTGGCGACAAGTTAGCTGGTCTTGTAGGAAGATAAGAGGTAGAACTTTAAATCTACATAAATATAATTAAATTAAATCAAATATTATGGAATATAATTTACCAAATGAGTTGGTAAAAAACTTAGACTTCGGTGGTGAAGCTAAAAATAGAATTATCACCGGAGTTAATAAGTTAGCCCAAGCCGTTAAATCAACATTAGGTGCATCAGGAAAATGTGTTATCTATGAAGATGGGAGAGGCAAACCGGTCATAACAAAAGACGGAGTAACCGTTGCAGAAAGCGTAGTCTTATATGACTCGGTAGAAAATATGGGTGCAACTCTAATCAAAGAAGCTGCCAGAAATACAGTTAAAGATGCTGGTGATGGTACAACAACTGCTACAGTATTAGCTGAAGCAATAATCAAGCAAGTAGACGCTGCGGTCGCAGAAGGTCTTACAATCAGAGAAATTAAAGATGGGGTTAATGAAACACTAGAAGATGTTATTAAATATCTTAATAATATATCTATTGATGTTGAAGGTGATATGCTTAAATCTGTTAGTGCTATATCTTGTAACAACGACTATAAGCTAGGAGCTATTATAGCTGAAGCTTATGATAAAGTTGGTAAAAACGGTGTAGTGCTTATGGAGGAGAGTGAATCAGAGGATACGTATGTCGACGTAGTCGATGGTGTAAAAGTTGATTGTGGTTTAACATCTCCACATTTTGTTACTAATACAGAAAAACAAAATTGTGAACTTGATAACCCATTGGTGCTTATATGTTCATCTGAAATACCTAATGTACGTAAGATACAAACTATATTAGAATATGTCATTAAAAATAATAGAGCGTTACTTATAATAGCGCCAGTGGCACAACAAGTTAAAGCTGCACTACTTATGAATAAAGTAAAAGGTACTATTAAAGTTAATATCATTGATTTGCCAGGCTTTGGTCCTACTAAGAAAGATGCTACAGAAGATTTAGCAATATTGACGGGGGCTACAGTAATAAATGAAGAGCTAGGCGATGATTTAGATTTAATGAAGCCTGATCATTTAGGTGAGGCTGACTTCTGCGTTACTGATGATAAAAATACTGTGTTAACTTTAGAAGGTATGACAGAAAATATCGAAGATAGAATAGATGATTTAAATAAACAATTAGCTAAAGAGCAAAATGCGTTTATAAAAAAGAAACTTGAAGATAGATTAGCTATGTTATCTGGTAGCGTTGGTATAATAAGAGTAGGTGCTAATTCTAAGGTTGAATTAAAAGAGAAGAGAGATAGAGTTGAAGATGCCATATACGCAACTAAAGCTGCTTTGCAAGAAGGTATAGTTCCAGGTGGTGGCATTGCGTTGTTAAACGCATCTCAAAAAATTTCGACCAGCAGAGCTGGTAAGGTGTTGCTTGATGCTTTATCTTCACCGTATGAAACTATTATTGATAATGCTGGTATGAAACTTAATACTGGTATGAAAGAAGGTTATGGTTGTAATGTTATAACTAGTGAGTATGTTAAGATGATTGATGAAGGTATTATTGATCCTGTACTTGTGACTAAGTCTGCACTTAAGAATGCTGTAAGTGTAGCTTTAACTATTATGTCAGCAGATTGTGTAATATCAAATATCAGAATAGAAAATGCAGGCAGTTAACGATTATGTAATAATAGATATAATAAAAGAGGGACCTAAAAAAGTAGGTGGCTTCATATTAACAGATGATACAGATGAAACAAACAGGTATAAAAAAGCTAATATCATTTCTGTCGGAGAACTGGTGGGAGTGGTTAAAACTGGTGATAGTATATATTATGATGCTATTGCTGGGCACGATATTGCTTATAACGATAATATGTACAGGGTAATACGTGCTAGAGATATAGTTATAGTAGAATAATTACTATTCACTAAAAACGTGTAATCTCTATTAAAGAGATTATACACAAACCACAACCCATAATCCGGGAACAAAAAATCAAAAACAATTAATTAATAACTTAAAAAATATAAAAAAATGGGAAAAAATATGTTAGTATTTCATAATGGGTCAAATACCTCTTATGCAAATTACGCAGACAACTTAACTTCTATGTCATCTGCTACAACAGCAATAACAATGAGATTCTTAGGTCAAGGCGCTTCTGCTACTGCTACAAGTACTGATGCGGTAGTTTTAACTGTTACTGCGGGTAAAGAAGAAGAAATGATGGAACTTTTAGCTGGAGCTGTTGCTGAAGGAAGATCTGGAATGACAGTTGTTGCCGATGATCAAAATAGCAAATATATAAGTGGTCATATTACAGCTGTAGATTCTATATCTGTAGACACAGGAGCTGGCACATTTAAAAATGTAATAGTTGGAGCTTTTAGTTCTCACGATATTACATTAACGAACGCACAATCTGGATCTCTAGTAACTATACCAACAACTGGTGATAATTCAACTATTACGTTACCATCTTCTCCAGTAGAAGGCTGTAACTATAGATTAGTTTGTGAAGTAGCTTCAGGCGCTCACACTATTACTATTGCTGGTGAGTTTGAAGGTATTGTACTTGACAACACTCACGCTAGCACATTAGATAACACAACTAATATAGCTATCGCTTCTAATAAATTTGAAGTTGGTGATTATCTTGAGTTGATTTATTCTACTTCTGCGGCAAAATGGAAAGTTTTTGGAATGGGAATTTCTGATGACTGGGTTACAGCATCTTAATTTGAATGAGATTAACTAGTCACGATTTACGTGATTTACAAATCCTTAAGTATTACAGGCTCGTTAGAAAATGGGCCTGTAAGACTTACGGATTGACTGACGCGGATTTAGAACTTCTTATTTACTTAGATTGTAAAGGAAGATTTACGCGTCAAGAATTTATCGACGGAACATATACCATGAGTTGGGATAAGAACCGTTGGGAGAAACTAAAGAGGAATGGTTGGATAGAAACGTGGAGACACAGAAACAGAACAACCATCAAATACTCTGTATTCAAAACCTCTTTTAAATGCTCACACTTAATTAGTAGAATATATCGAATATTATTAGGAGAGGAAGATATACCTACTTCGGAAAAGAGTGTGTTTTTTACTAACCAATCATACACTGATAAGGTCATGAATAAGTCTATCGATGATATGATAAAAGATAATGAAAGATGATAAAAAATTTAGTAGGTGGCTTATTCGGCAAAATAGTAGATAATGCAGAAGGAATACTTGACAAAGTTATTACAACAGACAAAGAGCGTGATGAGGCAAAACTCGCGATTAAAAGGATATTACTTGAAGCCGAAAAAGAAGCTTTCGCGAAAGAAGTTGAAGACAGAAAAAGCGCTAGAGATATGTACAAAGACGATGCAATTATTCAAAAGATACTTGCCACACTCTTCACGGTAGCATATTTTGCTTTAAGCTTTGTTATGTTTAGATTCTTTATGATGGGTGATATAGATTTAGGCGAATTTGAAATAAGCTTTATATCAACAATATTTGGTGCTATGAGTGCTAAGGTAAATACAGTTGTCGATTTCTTCTTTGGGGGATCGTCAAAAAAAAATGAACAAATAAATAATAAATAAAATGCACGGAAAATATTATACAACAACAATTGAGCCTAATCTTGATGTGGCTAATGGAACAGCTTATACTAATAAAGATCTTATCTTTGATTGGACACCATTTGAAATACCTAATGGTGCGGGAGCACTAGTTAATACTACGATTATTTATTTTGGAAAAGATGGTGCAGCAGCGCAAGCGAATGACGACTTAGTTCTTTATTTCGCTAAATCAAGTGGTGCTACAGCGCCTACATCACTAGGAACAGTTCACGCTGCATTAACAGCAACATCAGTTGCTCCAAGTAGAAGAAACGTGATAGGTATGACCTTTATAGATCAAAATCAAATGGTTAATAACGGGAACAGTTTAATTGGTTATGATGTTTTATCAAACACGGGTACAGGTACTAATGTGATAGAAGGACCAATGGGGGTACTATTACAAGGTGACCCGGCTTATCCTAGCACAACAGGTTATCAAACAATATGGGTAGCAGGAGTAGGTGGAACTACAAGTGAATTTGATTTTGACTCATCAGTTGCTTTAAATATGGCCGCTAGTGCAAATGTTGACGCTGATACAACTGGGGCAAGTGTTACATTAACAACTAGTGGCACTGATCCTAGAAACGTTTTTGCGCCTGGTGATATTATTACTGGTAGTACAAACACTGTTACTATGGAAGTTGTTTCTGTGGATAGCGCTACTCAAATGAAAGTAAAAAATATAAGCGCACAAATAGATCACGGCGAAATACTAAATCCAAGAAATCCAATTAAAATGGTACTTGGATTTGAGTTTTAAATAAATAAATTAAATTAAATTAAATTAAATATAATGGGAAAAAAAGAAAAAGTGATTGACCTTAAACCTAAGGTTGATAAAGTATCAGATGAGCACTTAGCTAACTTACAGCAAGTAGTTAATACTATAAACGGGTTACAGTTTAATATAGGTAAAGTAGAATCACAGAAGCATCACTTACTTCATAATTTAGATGAAGCACAAAAAGGTATTCAAAAAATGCAAGAGATGTTAATGAAAGAATATGGCACCTTTGATGTTAATCTAAGCGACGGAACGATTAATTGGCCTAAAGAAAGTAAAGATGAAAAATAATATCATCAGAAAAATAACTATAGGTAAGGATTATAAAAATGATTCAATGCACTACGCTGTAGATCAGGAGGTTTATGGTGGGCATAAGATCTGTGATATAGTAGAAGAACAGGATAAGTATTGTATATATATTAGAAAGGGTGATGTAGTAATACCATGGAAAGATTTTAATAAAAACATGGCTATATCAGTTGAGTATAATCTAGAATACTAATGAAAGCTTATAAAGATTTTATAGTATCACCGATAGGTGAGAGATATAATAATTCTAAAAAAGTTGGAGAAAAAGAATTAATACTTAATACTGAAATATTTAATCATCAGTTTATAAATAGATTAGCATTAGTATTAGAAACTCCAATATTATTTGATACACCTATTGAAAAAGAAGATGAGATAATATTACATCATAACGTTTTTAGAAGATGGCATGATGTTAAAGGTAGAGAAAAAAATAGTAGATCATACTGGAAAGAAGATAAATACTTTATATCTACAGATCAAATATTTCTTTATAAGAAAAAAGACTGGATGGCTATGCCAGGTTATAGTTTTGTTCAACCTATAGTATCAAGCAATAATTTAACTAGTGAGGCAGAAAAACCTTTAGTTGGCGTTATTAAATATAGTGATGGTACTTACAACAAAAATCAATTAGTTGGTTTTACACCTAATAGTGAATATGAGTTTATAATCGAAAACAAAAGATTATACAGGGTATTAAATAAATTTATTACAATTAAATATGAATATCAAGGAAACGAAAAAGAATATAATCCAAGCTGGGCGCATAGCAGTTGAAGAGCTAATTAAAGTTGCTAAAGAAGCTATTGTTGATTCTGGCGATGATGTTTCTGCAGATAGATTAAAAAACGCCGCAGCTACTAAAAAGCTAGCTATATTCGATGCGTTTGAGATTTTAAACCGTATACAAGAAGAGGAGAACATGCTTGAAGGTAAAGTTGAAAATAAAAAAGAAGTTAAATTTAAAGGCTTCGCAGAAGGTAGATCAAAATGAGTTACGAGCAAACATTATATGCAGTAATTGAACCAGTCAAACTTAATACATTAAAAAGATTAAACAAATCTAAAAAATGGGAGTATGGTTATAATAAAGAAAACGATATTATCGTTATATCTAAGAATGGCACGGTAGGTGAAGTGCTTGATATACAGGGTTTAAAAGTAGCTTTACCTAAACAACCTAAAGAAATTTATAGTTGTAGTAAAACTAAGTCAAAACAAAAGTGGCGTAAGTTTGATCATAACCCACCTTTTAAAAGAATTAAAACTGTATTTGATTGGCAAGGATATCCAGATGACTTTAAACAAAGCCATTATGAATATATAGACGAAGAGTTTAGAAGAAGAGAAGAAGGTTTTTGGTTTATGAATAATGGTGAACCAACCTATATAACAGGTACACATTATATGTATTTACAATGGAGCAAGATTGATGTAGGTGCGCCAGACTATAGAGAATCAAATAGATTATTTTTTATATTTTGGGAAGCTTGCAAGGCAGATAAAAGATGTTATGGGATGTGTTACTTAAAAAATAGACGTTCTGGTTTTTCATTTATGAGTTCAGCTGAAACCGTTAATTTAGCTACATTAGCTAGTGATAGTAGATTTGGGATACTATCTAAGACAGGTGCTGATGCAAAGAAAATGTTTACAGATAAAGTAGTACCTATTAGTATTAACTATCCATTTTTCTTTAAACCAATACAAGATGGTATGGACCGTCCAAAGTCTGAGCTAGCATATAGAGTACCTGCAAAAAAGTTTACTCGTAAAAAAATACGAGAACGTGAGGAGATAGATGATATACAAGGACTTGATACAACTATTGACTGGAAAAATACAGGTGATAATAGTTATGATGGTGAAAAACTAAACTTATTAGTTCACGATGAAAGTGGTAAGTGGGAAAGACCTGATAATATAAAAAATAACTGGAGAGTTACAAAAACTTGTTTACGATTAGGTAGTAGAATAGTTGGTAAATGTATGATGGGTAGTACGTCTAATGCGTTAGAAAAAGGTGGTGATAATTTTAAAAACTTATACAATAATTCAGATGTTACAAAACGAAATAGAAATGGACAGACTAAGTCAGGATTATATTCTTTGTTTATTCCTATGGAATGGAATTACGAAGGTTTCATCGACGAGTATGGAAGACCTGTGTTCAACGCTCCTAGAGAACAAACAGTTGATCCGCATGGCTTAGAAATAGAACACGGTGTTATAGACTATTGGAATAATGAAGTTGATGGATTAAGAGATGATCAAGACGCTTTAAATGAATTTTATCGCCAGTTTCCAAGAACTGAAGAGCACGCGTTTAGAGATGAGACAAAAAATAGTTTATTTAATTTAGTTAAAATATACGAGCAAATAGATTATAACGAAGGTAACAGAAACTCATCTGTATTAACAACAGGTAATTTTCAATGGATTAATGGTAAAAAAGATACGCAAGTTGTTTTTAACCCAGATCCAAACGGTAGATTTAAAATTAGTTGGGTGCCAGGGATTAAATTACAAAATAACGTTATATTAAAAAATGGCGTAAGATATCCAGGTAATGAGCATATGGGTGCATTTGGTTGTGACTCATACGATATATCTGGAACAGTAGATAAACGAGGCTCAAAAGGTGCTTTGCACGGATTAACAAAGTTTTCAATGGAAGATGCTCCAGTAAATACTTTTTTCCTTGAATACATAGCAAGACCACAAACGGCTGAAATATTTTTTGAAGATGTTTTAATGGCATTAGTATTTTACGGTATGCCAATACTTGCAGAGAATAATAAACCAAGATTACTATACTATTTACGTAGAAGAGGTTATAGAGGATTTAGTATGAACAGACCTGATAAAATTTGGAATAAATTATCAGTTGCAGAAAAAGAAGTTGGTGGAATACCAAACTCTAGTGAAGATATAAAGCAAGCTCACGCAGCTGCTATTGAAATGTATATTAATGATCACGTTGGATTATTACAAGATGGTACTTATGGTACCACATACTTTAACGAAACATTAAATGATTGGTCTAAGTTTGATATAAATAAAAGAACTAAACACGATGCTTCAATAAGTTCGGGTTTAGCTATAATGGCTTGTAATAGACATTTATATAGACCTAACCCAAATAAGAGTAAAGAAAAATTAAACTTAAGTATATCAAAATATAATAACTCTGGATTTTCATCTAGAATAATTAAAAGTAAAATATGAGGTTAACACAACATTCTATAAATTTTCCATCACAAGCTGTTAGTGATTTAGAGAAGTTAAATAAAGAGTATGGCTTAAAGATAGCGAGAGCTATAAAACACGAGTGGTTTTCTGGTGCTACATCTAAGTATAATGTTTATAGAAATAATTTTCATAACTTAAGGCTATACGCAAGAGGTGAACAACCTATACAAAAATATAAAAATGAATTATCTATTAATGGTGATTTATCTTATCTTAATTTAGATTGGAAACCTGTTCCAATTATCCCTAAATTTGTTGATATCGTGGTTAACGGTATGGCTCAAAGAAACTATCAAATTAATTGTTATTCACAAGATGAGTATGGCGTAAGTAAACGTACTGCATATATGGAATCATTATTAAGAGATATGAGAGCTAAGAACTTTGATAAAATGGTTCAACAACAATATGATATAGACTTAAAAGAAAACGACCCTGAAACTTTACCAGATTCAGAAGAAGAATTAAAGCTGCATATGCAATTGAGTTACAAGCAAGGCGTGGAGTTAGCTGAAGAGCAAGCATTAAAAGTTTTATTAGAGGGAAGTGATTATGATTTAGTTAGAAGAAGATGTTTGTACGACTTAGCTGTATTAGGTATTGGCGCTACAAAAACCACGTTTGATTGGGCTGATGGAGCTAAAGCTGAATACGTTGATCCAACTAATTTAGTGTATTCACATACTGAATCTCCTTATTTTGAGGATATATATTACGTAGGTGAAGTAAAAGACATACCTATTAATGAATTAGTTAAACAATTTCCAAAGTTATCCGAAGAAGATATTACAGAATTAGTAGATAAAAAATCTTACTCTACTAATAACGTCTCAAGTGATGATAAAAATAAAGTTAAAGTTCTGTACTTTAATTATAAAACACACATGAACAATGTATACAAACTTAAAAAGTTAGGTACAGGTGCGGAAAAGGTTATTGAAAAAGATGATACATTTAATCCTCCAGTGGAGAGTATGGATGGAAACTTTGAGAGATTAGAAAGAGTTGTTGAAGTGTTGTATGAAGGCGTTTATGTTGTGGGTGCGGATAAATTACTTACGTGGAAAATGTGTGATAACATGATGCGTACTGACTCTGATTTCAACAGAGTAAAAATGAATTATCAAATAGTTGCGCCTAGAATGTATGAAGGTAGAATAGAAAGTTTAGTAGGTAGAATAACTAGCTTTGCTGATATGATACAATTAACGCATTTAAAGCTACAACAAGTTATGGCGCGTATGGTGCCAGATGGCGTTTATCTTGACGCTGATGGTTTAGCTGAAATAGATTTAGGTAACGGGACGAATTATAATCCACAAGAAGCTTTAAACATGTTCTTCCAAACTGGTAGTGTTATAGGTAGAAGTTTCACAGCTGATGGAGATGGCAACCCCGGTAAAATACCAATACAACAAATAAACAATGGCGTAAATGGAGGTAAGTTACAAAGTTTAATACAAACTTATAATTACTATTTGCAGATGATAAGAGATGTGACCGGGTTAAATGAAGCAAGGGACGCTAGCACGCCAGATAGAAACGCTTTAGTTGGCGTACAAAAAATGGCCGCAGCTAATTCTAATACAGCTACTAGACATGTTTTACAATCTATGTTATACATAACAGCTGAAGTTGCAGAATGTTTATCACTGCGCATAGCTGATATAATAGAATATTCACCAACAAAAGACGCTTTTATTAGAGCGTTAGGTGCACACAACGTAGCAACATTAGATGAGATGAAGAACTTACATCTATATGATTTTGGTATATTTATAGAATTAATGCCAGATGATGAAGAAAAACAGATGTTAGAAAATAATATACAAGTTTCTTTACAACAAGGTAGTATTGACTTAGACGACGCAATAGACTTAAGATCTGTTCGTAATGTTAAATTAGCCAATCAATTATTAAAAGTTAAAAGAAAAAAGAAACAAGAAAGAGAGCAGAAAATGCAGCAACAAAATATTCAAGCTCAATCTCAAGCTAATGCTCAAGCTCAACAAGCTGCTGCTCAAGCGGAGGTACAAAAGAAACAGGGTCTAATGCAGGCTGAAGTACAATTAGAACAGACTAAAAATCAATTAAAAACACAATACTTACTTGCTGAAGTAGAAGCTAAAAAACAATTAATGGCTTATGAGTTTGAATTAGAATCTAAAATAGAGTCTGCAAAACAAAAAACGAACAATCAACTTGAGGGAATGAGGGAAGATAGAAGAGATAATAGAGTTGATATGCAAGCGGCTCATCAAAAACAAATGGTAGATAGAAGAAGTGAGGGTAATTCACTTAAAAGGTTTGAGTCGTCAGGTAATGATAATATTACCGGGAATGCAGGATTGAACCTGTAGTCTTTTAATTTTTAATATTTTATAAAATTTTATTATGGAAGAACTAAACGAAGAGGTTGTAGAAGAAACAACCGAACAACAAGAAGAGCAACCTTTAGAACAAGAGGTTGAGGATGTTATAGATGAAACTAAGTTTGATAGCGCTGGAGACGAAAGCGTTATTAAAATAGATTTAGATAACACGCCTAAACAAGAGCAAAACGTAGAAACACCAGTAGTTGAAGAGGAAGAGGCTGTAGAAGAAGAACAGCCTATTATGGAGGAGGTAACAGATGAAGAGCCTCAAACTATACAAGAAGCTGAAGAAGAGATAGTGGAAGCTGTAGCCGAAGCTGTTGAAACTGGCGAACCACTACCTGAGAATATTCAAAAGGTAGTAGAGTTTATGAATGAAACTGGTGGTGACTTGCAAGACTACGTTAATTTAAATAGAGATTTATCTAGTATGGATGATTCAGATGTATTAGATGAATATTATAGAACAACGAAATCTCATTTATCAGCAGAAGAAAGAAACTTTTTATTAGAAGATAGATTTGGTGTTAACGAAGAATCTGATGATGAAAGAGAAGTACGTAAAAAAAAGATAGCCCTTAAAGAGCAAGTTGCTGAGGCTAGAGCCTACTTAGACGGGCAGAAGTCTAAATATTATGAAGAAATTAAAGCTGGAGTTAAGTTAACTCCTGAGCAACAACATGCTATTAGTTTTTATCATAAGCACAACGAAGATCAAGAAGGTCAAAAGAAGTTATCCGAAGCTAGTAAGAAAACATTTTTAAATAAAACCAATAATCTTTTTAATGACAAATTCAAAGGTTTTGAATATGAAGTTGGGGATAAAAAATATAGGTATAATGTTAAAGATGTTAATAAAGTAAAGACGACACAAAGCGACATCAATAATTTTGTCAACAAGTTTGTTGGCGATGATAAAGCAACTATTGATGATGCTGAAGGTTATCACAAATCTTTATTTACCGCTATGAATCCAGATGCTATTGCTAAGCATTTTTACGAGCAAGGCAAATCTGATGCAATTAAAGACAGAATAGCTAAAGATAAAAATATCAACTTAGAACCTAGAAAAACGCACGGCGAAGTTAATGTTGGCGGTGTACAATACAAGGTTGTAGGTAAATCTTCTGAAGACATTAGAAATAGATCTTTTAGAATTAAGAGTAACAAAAAGAAAAATTAACTTTAAAAATTTATAATTATGGCAATTACAGGAGGGAATAGTTTGAATAGCGTTCCTGCTCATCAGCAACAAACGTTATCTACAAACTATATCGATTTTACTGCGTCAGGTACTACCTGGGCGCAACAATATCTGCCTGAACTTATGGAAAAGGAAGCTGAGGTCTTTGGACCAAGAACAATATCAGGTTTCTTAGATAAGATTGGAGCAGAAGAATCTATGTCTTCAGATCAAGTTATTTGGTCGGAGCAAGGTAGATTACATTTATCTTACAAAGGTAGGGTATCAGATAATAACGGTGGCGCAACTATTGATTCAGTTGCATCTGCACAGATATTGATTCAATATGATATTGATGAAGCTGAAGGTGCTGACGCTGGTATATCTAATGGTTTATCAATTGTTAACCACGGTATTAGAGTAAACGATACTATTATCGTTGCTAATGCTACTGAGGTTAAAAAATGTTTTGTAACAAAAGTAGCAACAGATACAATAGATGTTGTACCTTATGGAGAAGCTCCTACGGTATTAACTGATTCTGCTGTTGCGAAATCATCAACGATACTAGTTTACGGTTCTGAATACAAAAAAGGTGCTTCTTACCATACTGGTGAGGGTGGTGCTGCTAGCGAATCAAGAACTGCTAACGAACCTGCGTTCAAAACTTTTAACAACAAACCAATCATAATGAAAGATTACTACGAAGTATCAGGATCTGATACAGGTAGAATCGGTTGGATCGAAGTTGCTTCTGAAGAAGGCAAAAGCGGATACTTATGGTATTTAAAAGCTGAGTCTGATACAAGAGCAAGATTCAATGATTATGTTGAAATGGCGATGTTAGAAGCTGAAAAAGGTGGTGCTGGTACTGATATAATGGAATCAGCGGATGCGTTATATAATGCTACTGGTAATGCTACTGGTACTGAAGGTTTATTCGCAGCTATCGAATCAAGAGGTAATGTTACTACTGGTGTAACCGGTATTAACGCTGCTACTGATTTAGCTGAGTTCGACTCTATATTAGCTGAGTTTGACAAGCAAGGCGCTATTGAAGAATACATGATGTTTGTAAATAGACAAACTAGTTTAGCAATGGATGACATGTTAGCTTCAATGAATTCTTACGGAGCTGGAGGTACTTCTTATGGAGTATTTGACAACGACGAAGATATGGCATTAAACTTAGGTTTCTCAGGATTTAGAAGAGGTTCTTATGACTTCTACAAATCTGATTTCAGATACTTAAATGACAAAGCTACAAGAGGTGGTATTAATGATATAGCTGGCGCTAACGCGATCAGAGGTATGATGATACCAGCGGGTGTTTCTACAGTTTATGACCAAACTATGGGTAAAAACTTAAAAAGACCTTTCTTGCATGTTAGATATAGAGCTTCTCAAACAGACAATAGAAAAATGAAAACTTGGACTACTGGTTCTGTCGGGGCAACTACATCAGCGTTAGACGCAATGCAACTACACTTCTTAACTGAAAGATGTTTAGTTGTTCAAGGTGCTAACAATTTCATGATGATGAAGTAAAACTATTTATTTATAAGGGCGGTGTAATATCGCCCTTATATTTTTATTAATTATATTATATATTATATTATGGCAAAGAAAAAAGAAACAACTAAGGTTGAAAAACCTATAGTTAAAGAAACAGTGGCTGTTAAAGAACAGCCGATTGCAAAGGTTAAAGTTCCTGAGGTAAAAATTCTTACAGTTGAACATAAACCAAAAAATCAATGGGAAGTAAAAGATAGAGTTTATTATTTAAAAGGTAGAAAGAAACCTTTATCACACTCTATAAGATCAGCTAATTTATATTGGTTTGATGAAGATAAAGCATACGAAAGAGAAATAAAATATTGTCAAAATCAAAAAACTTGTTTTGTTGATGAAATGAAAGGAGATCAGAGATTAGAACATATTATATTTAGAAGCGGATCTTTATTTGTTCCCAAAGAAAAAGTTACATTGCAAAAATTTTTATCAATTCATCCTCATAGAGATCAAATATTCTACGAGCATAAGCCAGTGAAAATAGCTGAAAATCAAATTGAAATATTAGAAATGGAAGCTGATGCTATGGTATTAGCTAGACAAATGGATATTGATATGGCTGAAGCTGTTATGAGAGTAGAGTCAGGATCCTCGGTTACTAAGATGAGTTCTAAAGAACTTAGAAGAGATTTACTACTATTTGCTAGGGATAATCCTAAATTGTTCTTAGAACTAGCTAAAGATGATAATGTTCAACTTAGAAATTTTGGTATTAAAGCTTCAGAGGCTAACATAATTAAATTATCTAATGACCAACGCCACTTTGAGTGGTCATCGACTGGTAGAAAAATTATGACAGTTCCTTTTGATGAGCATCCATTTTCAGCATTAGCTGCTTGGTTTAAAACTGACGAAGGTATGGAGATATATTCAAATATCGAAAAAAGAATTAAGTAACTTTAATATTAGTAATAATTATAGCCACTCATTACGGGTGGCTATTTTTATTTAAGTGCTAACCTTTCACTTTATCATGTGACTATAATATAGTATAAAATATAATAATATGAGTAAATCAAAAGGACTTGGGGACACTGTTGAGAAAATTACTCGAGCTACTGGCGTAAAGTCTTTAACTCAATTAGCAATGAGGGCTACTGGCTATAAAGAATGCGGTTGTAATAAAAGAAAAGCTTGGCTTAATAAACAGTTTCCTTATCATAAACAAAAATAATTATGGCTGTAACTATAGATAATGTATATCAAAAAGTATTAGCGCTAGCTAATAAAGAACAGAGAGGTTATATAACACCTCAAGAATTTAATCTATTTGCGGATAAAGCCCAAAATGAAATATTTGATAATTACTTTCACGGTTTTAAAGGTGCTCAAAGAAAACCAAACGATCAAATGCTATACGCAGATGAAGTTGAAATGTTAGAAGAAAAACTACATCCTTTTCATATTGATACTACAGTTAATGTAGCAGCTGCTAATTTAGCTTTACCATCTATCCATAAAATAATAAGTATTACTAGAGCAAATGGAACTCAATTATCTCAAGTTAATAAAACTCAAATAACATTTACAGAAGGAAATCCTTTAACTAAAGCCGTTCTAACAAGATCTGTTTTTGTTAGAGAAGATTCTGGTAGCGTAACAGTTTATCCAGCTGCATCAGCGGCTACTTGGAACGTGGATACAAATGGTGATGGTCAAGTTGACGCAGAAGCTTTTGAAGTAAGTTATTATTCAGCGCCATCAGCACCTAATTGGGCTTATGTAGTTACAAATGAAAAAGCTTTATATAACGCTACTAATTCAACTGACTTTCAATTACATGTAGGTGAAGAAGAAAATTTAGTATCAAGAATATTAATGTTAGCTGGTGTAACAATACAGAAACCAGAAATACAGCAAGCTGGTGTTCAAGATATACAATTAATGAAACAACAACAAAATAGTTAATTATGGGATTATTAGACGGAACAAATGAATATCAATATTATACAGGTTCAAGCGCTAACTACGGTAACTATCAGTTTGTTACATTAGAGAATCTTATAAACGCATTTATGTATATATACGTGGGTGAAGGAAAAATAATATCTAAAATAAATAGAACAGATGTTCAGTTTCACGCTATGCGTGCAATACAAGAATTATCTTACGATATACTTAGATCTTTTAAAAGTCAAGAAATAGAAGTACCTAATAGTTTATCTATGATATTACCTCAAGATTATGTTAATTATATTAAGATAGTTAGAGTTGGTAGTGATGGTATAGAAAGAGTTTTATATCCAGCTAGAAAAACTTCAGATCCTTTTGCTATAACTCAAGATGGAGATGGTGTTTATCAATATACAGATACTGATAGTGATGGCACTGGTAATATACTAACTGAGCAAACACCTAGTGATACATCTAGTAATTTTACGGATCAAACACCAGTTAATTATCATTTGTATGATATTAATTATGTTACCGATACAGAGATAAGCCCACAAGGTAGAAGGTATGGTTTGGATCCAGAGCATACACAAATAAATGGTAGTTATTTTATAGATAACGCAAGGGGCGTGATTAATTTTGGCTCAGCATTAGCTGGTGTAACTGTAACGCTACATTATGTTAGTGATGGATTAGGTAAAGATTCAGAGATGGTTGTACATAAGTTTTGCGAAGAAGCTTGTTACAAACATATAGCGTATGGCGTATTATCCACAAGATCTAATATACCAGAATATTTAGTTGCTAGATTTAAGAAAGAAAGGTTTGCTGAAACCAGAAAGGCAAAAATTAGATTATCAAATATTAAGATAGAAGAATTTACGCAAGTTCTAAAAGGAATGGGTAAACAAATAAAATAAAATTATGGGAGAAATTAAACATGGTTTTACGGGTGGAAAGATGAATAAAGATCTTGATGAGCGTTTAGTTCAGCAAGGTGAATATAGAGATGCAATGAATATCCAAGTTAGAACCACAGCTGGAAGCGGTGAAGGTGATGGTATTGGAGATGCTGGGGTCGTACAAAATTTACAAGGCAATATTAGCATCGGTACAGCAACGGGTGATACTTTATCCGCTAGTTTTGTTGATACTGACTTTACTTGTATAGGTTCTATTGCTCACGAAAAAACTGACTCGGGTTATTTCTTTTTTACAACAGATATATTTTTAGCAGCTGATTATACTTCAACTACTGAAATAATAAAAATAGATACTATAGTAGAGCATAGTGTTAAAACTAATTTAAATGCCCCTGTAGTCGTGGATAGGTGGGGACTACAAACACCTATAATTAATGTATGGGGTAATAACAATGGAGATGCTTCAGACAACGAAGCACCAACTGGCACTATAACTACGTTCAATGCTATATCTACTCTTCCAGCAAAAATAAGAGAAGGTATGACTATAGAATTTACCGACTCAGCAAATGTTGGTAATTTTGCTACAGTTAAAATAAAAAAAATAGATGGTAATACAATACATTTATACGATCAAATAAATACTGCTGATGCTACATGGGCTAACTTTACTCATGCTAGATTTACTCACCCTAGAGCTTTACATTTTTCTAAAAAGCAACTTATTACAGGAATAAACATAATAGATAATTTATTATTTTGGACAGACGGAAAAACTGAGCCAAAAAAAATAAATATAGAAAGATGTAAAAAAGGTACTAATGTTGATGGGACTTCACATACTAAATTATTTATAACTAATCCTAATACAGAGGAGTTGGCAGATGCAGGGTCGTTAGAGCTAACTGGTTTAAATAGCGATTTACTAGAAGAGCATATTACTGTTTTAAGGCCAGCGCCTAAAACTCCACCAACGATAGATGTTGAATTAAAAGATGATGCAGAATTAGAATTCTCTGTAAGCGAGTTTTACTCAACAACTATAGAGGGTGACAGTGACACTGAAACTTTAACTAGTTTATGGGATATTCAAGAGGACGTAGAAAGTATGGTTGGTACCACAGCATTTATAGGTTCAACAGCTATTGACTCTACTCCTGATATCTTACATTACTATGGCGATACTATACCAAATTTAAGTCAAGTACCTTTTGAAATAGGAGATATTTTTGTTGTGTCACAAGAGGAGGTTGAAGAAGGTTTTACTCCGGTAATTTTTAAAGTTAAGTTCTTAGGGTATTATAATGGTTACCCTAGTTTAGAACTATCTGAATCACCTACGGATCTAATAAAAGTAGAAATAATAAAGGCACCTAATTATTTACCTAGCAATAGTATGCACGATTGGTCATTCAGGCTTGCTAATGATAAAGATTCTAAGTTTGAATTAAAGTTTGCAAGGTTTGGATATAGATATAAATACGAAGATGGTGAATACTCAGCTTTTTCTCCTTGGTCCGAATTAGCATTTGATCCAGGTTTATTTGATTACGATCCCGTAAAAGGTTATAATCTAGGTATGGTTAACACTATTAAAAAATTAACTATAAAAGATTTTATACCGTATTACACTGATAGATCTTTAGATATAATTGAGGTAGAGATACTATATAAGTCTACTGATTCACCAAACGTATACACAATAAAAAGTATTAAAAAAATAAGAGACGGTGAATGGGAGCTGTTTACGCCTGATGGTAATTTAGATAACAATGATGCAACTCAAAGTTCTTTAGGAACAGGTGCATTAGAGATAAAGTCAGAAACTATACATAGAGTTTTACCATCTAACCAAACGTTAAGAACTTTTGATAACGTACCTAGAATTGCTTTAGCCCAAGAGATAACCGGAAGTAGAGTACTATATGGTAACTTTACTCAAGGATTTGATTTAAAATATCCAGTTGGATTAAATCAAGATGTAGTAAGCGAGTCAGTTGATAATCAACCTAAAAGATCGGTTAAAACAATTAGAGACTACAAGGTTGGTATGGTATTTGGAGATATATATGGTAGAGAAACACCGGTTATAGCATCAAATAAAATAACTTCAGGAATTGATGTTTTTGGTGATGAGGAGTTTTTTGCCTCAACAGACGAATTAACTATACCTAAAGAGCTTTGCGCTCAAGCGAATAAGTTATCTGTTAAGCAGGTATGGGATAAACCAGGTTTGCCGGGCGGTGATCCATCGTCTATGACTTGGATGGAATACGTAAAATATTACGTTAAAGAAACTAGTAATGAATACTATAATCTTGTATTAGACAGATGGTATAAAGCTAAAAAAGAAAATAACATATGGTTATCTTTTCCGTCTGCAGATAGAAACAAGGTTGATCTTGAAACTTATTTATATTTAAAAAAGGCCCACGGAAGTGATGACGCTATATTAGATAAGGCTAGGTATAAAATAATAGATATTAAAAATGAAGCTCCTGATTTCATAAAAACAGATACAAGAAATTTAGGATTGGTGAATATAACTGGGGACCCAACTGATGCTGGCTCTGAGTCACCAATTGGTGCAGCTGACCCACAGATAAATGAACCATTTCTTTTAACATCACCAACAAACACTAGAATAGAAGTGCCAAATAGTTCTTGGCAAGGTTTTTTAAACTTGTATGGAGAAAATAAAAGAGGGCAACTTTTTGTTAGAGTTGTGGGTCAAACAGAAAATATAGCTTCTGGTGGTGTATTTAACAGATTAAACAGTGGTGATTATAAAAAAGTAACACATCATTATGTGAAGCCAGCGGCACAACTTGAAAATGAAGTAGGTGTAGTAACATATGATAGTTCATTTCTAGGATCCGCTGATATGGTAAATAGATTTGCGGCTATGGGTTATCCTATAGATGGTGATTGCGCTACTCAATGTTTACAGTATTATTTTGAATTCAAAGAAGATGTTATAGAAAATAAGCCAGAATTTGATGGAAGATTTTTTGTTCTTATAGAAAAAGATGAAACAACTGAAGAGACGATAGAGATAACGTCTGAAAGCGGTTTAACTTTCTTTGAGATATTTCAGTTCACAATAAATTATGTAGACTCACAGCAGTTTAGCCCAGCTAAACAAGGGCCGTATTCAAGAACTGGTGATGAGGGTAATACGGATATATATGACGCTACAACTGGTTTAATGAGTAATTTTACAACTGGTATATATGATGGTGATCCTAGGATATATACAGACCCTACAAATCCTTATGAATGGTGGGGTTGGGGTAGATTTTCACAAACTCATCCTCATAGTGGAGATGCATCTTATACTTTTCAAAATAATAATGGTGATGATGATACTCAATATGATTCTAGACAGGCCCACTTTTTTGCTTTAGGATGTAACCACTCAGTTACTGGTGATGATCATAATGACATGCCGTATAATTCGGCGGATGGGGAAATAAATGGGGATGATGGTCAATTTAATGACATGAACTTAAAGGGAACTATTAATTATGCTCAAATAACTTATCAATTTTGGCAGACATATAAAATGTTTCATAGATTTTCTGATGAATATGGATATGAAAATGTAGGGCCAGATGGTTCAAACTTAGCTAACGAGCATTTAGTGTTTTTAGATGGAGCTAGAGCTAATCAATTTCAACTTAAAGAGTATGGAACTGATATTAACACTACCACAGAGCAAGGTGTCCAAACTGTTTCTCCTGGCCAAGAATTTATAGTCACTAATGACTCGCAGGCAGAAAGTGGTAGTATAGGTTACGTAGATGCCCCTGCTATTTATAATTACAAACCTACAGCATTAGATGAAGGATACGCTTCAGAAGGTTTAGGTAGGATGGTTCTTAGTAAGCTAGGTAATTGGGGCATTGATGCTGGCAACCCTGTTGCGGGTGCTATATATAATTATTTTGCAGGTGACTCAGCTAGTGGTACTTACTTCTCTTTCGTAAATGACGAATCTGATAATGGCGAAGCACATGTGTATAAAGTTATAACCACTCATCCGGAAGACGATGATATTATTATACCTGTACAAAAAACAATACCTCAAGCTAGTAGAAATTTTGGTTGGCTAAGAAGAGCTGCCAATTATGGAGACGGGGATAGTGGCTGTGAAGATACAGAGAAACGTAGTGAGCCACTAAATATATGGAGTGGTCTGCAATACGGTGATAGTGATTATGATGGCGTTAATTTCTCAGGTGAAAATCAAACTTGTGCTGATGAATTTGGTGTTCAAAATGCACCGTGCTGGCAAAATTTAAATTTTGACATGCTTGGAGATGCGTTGGGCTTAGGACCTATGGAGCTAAGAGTTGGTGTACTAGCTAATGATACTGGTAACAATGACTATGCTTTTAATGGTGACCCATGCAACAACAGGTTCAACAAGATATGTGGACAATGCAACGTTTCAGAATCTGTATATGATGGATACGGAACATACGGTGATTCTAAAGTTTGTACTAGAGAGTCAATAAGATT